GTTAACCTCAATGCTTCATAATGATAAACTAAACATCTTGTCTTATCGTTAAATTTCAAAACATCATTACCATTGTATAGTTTACCAACAATCTTATTAGTCTTTTCATCTCTAATATATAATGGTTCACTAGGAACACCTTTAACCTTATAAGTAATGTCCTTTTCCTTTATGAACTTATAATTCTTAAGTTTATATTTTGTGTTTCCTATTGTAGCTTTATCTTCTACAAATAAATATTCTTGTGGTGGAACTGCATTTGGTATTACATATTTGCCATATTTCTTAAGAACTTTTTCATCCCATCCGCTTTGAATACCTAATCCAACTTCTAAATGATAGTGGTTTCCTGTTCTAACACCGGTCATTTCAGATGTGTCTATTCCTAGACTAGCACCTTGTTTGAACTCTTGACCAACTTTCAATTTAGATATTCCTTTTGGATGTGTTATTGCAACCGTTATTCTTCCATAATAACCATTTGCACATAACACCTTATTCTTACTTGCTAACCATACTTCAAAAGAATGGCTTGTATCTAATTTGCCATTTTTCTTCTTTGGTGCATAGACTTTCTTTACTATACAATCAAATGGTGCAAATAACTTTTGTGAACCTCCTAGATCCAAAGCATAAGTATGTTGGTGTGAAAATGAAAGTAAGCCATAACCTTGAGATAGACTTACTTTTTTGCTTGGGAAATATGCTCTTTGATATGCCATTATTTTTCTTCCTCCTTTATTTCGTTTGTGAAATCTTTAAGAAGTCTTTTGAGTAACACCTGTATTTTCTTTGGAATTGGCATTCCGCATTTTACCATGTTTTTCAAAATAGAGAGTGCTTCAAATATAATGAATAAAATATTAAAGAATGAAGATACACCTATTGTTTGAAGTGGTAGATATTCTCTTATTGTTTGTGGTAAGAAACCAATCATGTTAATTCCCACCATTAAATCAACTACCAAGAACCCTACTCCTGCAATAATCATTCCAAACTTCCTAATTATTCCATCAATTCCAATTGTTGAATTAATCTCATGTTCTTTTATTGCCCTTAATATTCCAAATATAACATCAAGAACTATAAACACTATTAACAATCTTAAACATTCGCTTGTTTTAATTGCTTCTATATATTCTTTCATAATATCACCTCTAATTATAAAAAACATTTACACCTGTTCTCATATTGTGAACTACTTTATCATTTGCCGAACTAGATTGACACGCAAATTCAATCGTATCGCCTTGAGTAACAGGTATTGTGTAAGTTGGTGAAACAATAGAACCATAAGTTGCATTTCCATGTCCAATATATGTGTCATAAATAACTACACCATTAAGTTTGACCTTAATACCTGCATAGCCATTGAAAGGACTTAAAAACGCACTTGCACTTATACTTACAACCCCACTATAAGGGCATACTATCTTATTGTTTGAAACACTAAATCCATTATTATATTGTTCACTATTTAATGGGATTGCGTATTCAGTATTTTCAGTTGCTAATGTTACATCGCTTGATGTTCCATATCTACAATATAGTTTGTTCATTATATCAATGCCATTGACATACATTGAACCTTGAACTTCGAAAGATGTATCGTGTGTTGGTAATACATTTACTCCTACACTTCTTTTTGCAACATCATAGAATACAATTGGAATACCAACATCCAATGCTTTATTAAATGTATATGTAATACTACTTTGGAGTGCATCTACAACATAAACTTGAACATCCCACGCATATTGATTGTCGGCATTGAATGTAGTTTGGACATTATCTTGAATAGTAACCCAAGAACCCCAAGTGTTATCTTCAACTTTCTTTAATCTATATTGAATTGTTATTGTATTCAAACCATCTAAATCTGAATAGTTAGCATCAACATTGATTGTTGATTGAGTATAGAAATTATTATTTCTTGAAATACTTACTATTGCACTTGGTTGTTGATGTGCCCATATAGTCAATGGCACATTATAGGTTGCAGTATTTCCTCTAGTATCGGTTATTGTTAGAACCGCATTAATATTTTCTGAAACATCAACTTGACCATAATTATATGTGGTTGATGCAATCGAAGTTCCACCGATTGAAGTTGTTTGAACATTTCCATTTATATTAACCGATAGACTAGACAAACTTGCACCTTTTAAAGCAACCACATCATACATTTGAAATTGTAATGTACTAGCATTTTGAATTATAACTTGGTCATCGTTAGTCAAATCAGTTGTTGTTGAATTGGTATCACTATATGAAATGGTGTCAATACTAGGATTAGCATTTACAATTGTTAGTGTTGCAATTTTATACGAATAATAAGTTACTCCATTAAGTACGGTCTTGACATAGAACCAAACATTCCTACTGCTTTGAGATGCCATTGCATTCCTTAAATCATTTCTTTCCGCATCGGTTAAGGTAAAGGTATATGATGTCCCTGTTTTTGAAATGTTCCTATAAGGTATGATTGGATTTGATTGAGCAGAACTTGTAGTTAATGCAATACAAGCTTGTAATGTAGTAACTGAATTACCTGCCCCATTTGTGTAAGTAATAGTTGGATTTTGTTCATCATTAAAGTTAGTAGCACTATTAACATTTGCCTGTCTAGGAATAGAAGTCAATGCAGTATTATCGGTGCTTACATTACTTGTTGGTGGAATATAACTATTCGATTTGTTTTTAGTGAATATTGCTTTTGAATAACCACTTAATGTTCCATCGGATTTATGTGTGGCGGTGATAGTTCCACTTGCAGTTTTTGTTCCGTAGTTAGATCCACCACCATTACCACAACTTGAAACCGTAATTGATTTAACCAAAGTATCGGTATTAGTATTGTTATCATGCCAATATACTGCTAATGTTCCACCATCTGAAACACTATAAGCAATTTTTGATGCACCTAAAGATGCACTACAAGAAATGGTTGATGTGTTATTAGCACTTGATGTGCTTGTTTCAGTAAATTCAGTTTTTAATGTATAACCATAACTTGATGATGCAGGTGCATAAATTGTTTTTGATTTACTATTTGATATTGCCATTAATTACCACCTCCAAGAACTGAAACCAATCCAATTCCATTATGTGTTATTCCGTTTTGTGTTACTTCTATTGGAATGTAACGCATTTTGCCACATAATGTGATTTCTTCTTCGACTTCAGATTTCTTCATATGGAATGCATCTCCATCCGCCCAATAGATACGATTATCATTTCTATCGTACCCACTTAAACCAACGGATGTGTTCATTAAAATATAAGAACCATCTTGACCATACATTTTAAGACCATTTTTGTTCATTTCCGCAATGATATTATTTGCTTCGTTATATATTTCAATTTGTCCGTATTGGTTCAAATTTGAACCTAATTTTAATGTTCCACCCTTTATTAAATCGGCGGTTAGATTTATTACATTAATGTTTTCCATGTTTAAAACATTATCGATTGTCCATGCACTTGCAAATGTACCATTGATACCTGTATTTGAAAAACCAATTCCACCACTATTAATCATGATGACATTTTGTGCGCTTTCTTTTGGTAGTCTATCAAGAACTAATATCTTATCTCCATCATAGATTACATAAGAACTTCCTAATGCACTCCAAATTCTATTGGTTGCTTCTTGTAATTCGTTTGATAATGTAACTCTTATAACCGCATTGTTTTCTTCTATTGCTTGAGTTGTTGCATCCGCTATCGTTTCCATTAAACCTTGAAGTTTTGGAGTAAAGTTTCCAAATTGCAATTGCTCATATTTATCTAATATGCAGTTATAATCAAATGATATAAGATTAGTCATTAGGTTTATACCTAGTCTTTCATCAATAACTTCTATCGTATCACCTACATCTGAAATGCGTTCCAAATTGGCATCGAGTGTATAATTGACCATTGGAACGGAGTTCGTTTCCAAATATTCCATGCCTTTTTGTCTTAAATCTTCAATTAATGCTTGTCGGTAAGCATCTTCATCTTCATAATCATCTTGTTCTATGTTTGATTGGTCGAATGAAACTACTTTTGTATAAGGGATGTCATATTGAGTTTCACTAAATAGCCATTCCTCCGGTAATAGTAAACCATCAGATCCAACAGGCATCAATTTTGTTGCAACCGCATCCCAATTATAAGTAGCTTGAATTGTCTTAAGATTTTTTCCATATCTAACTACTACTCCATTGTCATTACCAATAGAGTTCATTATCTTAATATCGAAATTATCTCTTACTAGATGACCACCCCATCTTTCCAATACAACTTGGATTGCTTCATATAATGATTTCCTTACGCATCTAAAACTTCTAATTGTAGTTACATCGGATGTTGTTGTAAAAGGGCTATCATTATCGGTTGCATTGTTAAGGTGGTCAAGTGCATCATTACAATTCTTTTCTACTACATAACTATCTTTGATTACATAATTAGCACTATCATAAAAGATATGATTAGCAATTAATGAAATCTTGCTTCTAGTTTTATCTACATTTGTTATTCTAAATGCTTGATTGCCTTGTGGTGTATTAGCAACTATTATTCTATTTGGTGTAATCCAATCAATATAATCAAGTGAACACTCTAGATCCAAATAATAAGAGCCATTGTCCTCCTTATGAACTATGGCTCTTGTTGGTTGAATAATCTTATCACCATTAGAACTAAATAGATTGTCAGTTGTATCGAATAATTTAATCATTCTCTCAACCTCCTATAACCATCTTTGGTAATTTGTTATTGTTGCTTTGGTTAATGCACCACTAAATCTTAAATCACTCTCACCACTATCAAGTTTGAATTTTGAATAATCACCAACCACTTGCCTATTAGCAAGTGCATTTGTTGTTGGATTATATGCTTCCATCTCTTGAGTATTGATTACTATTTCATTTGTTTCACTTAAATCAACTTCAAACATTTGCGTGTCATTCAAATAGATGTCCACTATACCATTCCCCTCTAAATCTAAAGTTGGTTTAGCATATATATTACCAATGTTATTTATTACCAAATGGTCACTTCCATCTTTCAATGTGCTTACACTTAATATAAAAGGCAAGTCATTGTTTTCTTGAGAAATGTTTGTTTGTCCTTGAATACTATTTGCCATTGACAAACTTTCTAATTGTTCAATAAGAGTAGTATCTTCTATTAGAGTATTAGTAGGTGTTGCTAAGACATAATACACCTTTACACTATGTGTACTTAACCATGTTTGCCACTCATCTATTGTTGTTGCAATAGTATTATCTACATTAAATAATAAACTTAAATATGTAGCACTATTTTCTGCAAGTGTATTTACTGAACTTAGTACCCAAGTTTTAAACTCATAAGGAAAATAATTGCATATTTTACTATTGGCTTCATACTTTGGTGCAGGTAAACCAAGAGTTGTAAATAAACTCCAAAAAGCATAACTATTACTTGCACTTACTTGTGTTCTAGTCCAATTCTCACTACCATTTAAAACAACTTTACCTATCTCTTTATGTAAATACCAACTTCCATCTTCTTTATAGATATAGTCTTGGTATGTTCCTATTTTACATAGTTCTATTGGTTGGGTGTTTTGTTTTTC